TTTCTTCCTACCAAATGCCTTTTTCGCCAAGAAAGCACCGCCAGCAAGTATTCCAGCACCTAGTGCTAGTTTACCCCCGACTGCAGCAGCACCCATGACTGCTGGGGCAGCTTTCAGTGCCATTGCCATCAGTCCAACTCTGGCAACAGTTTTTATCAGACCTTTAAAGAATCCACCTCCAGCCTTTCTTGGTTTGGCTTTCGACATCTTGTCAATAAGATCGACAATTATACCCTTCGCTTCCTTTATAAACTCCAAGTTCTGCTGTAGAGATCCCTTCAATCCATTTAAACCAGAAGCAAAACCGTTTAGTGAGTTTAATCCGCCATCGAATATCTTACCCAAAAATGCGTTGGGATCAAATAAATTTGCTTTATTACTTACTTTCTCTGATAATTTTGGAACGAGAGCCTGAACTTTACTCTCTACAAGTCTGTTGACTTTTCTTACACCACCTTCTTTTAGGTCTGGTCTGATTGGTTCAAGTAACTTAGTATTTGGTAATAGACTTCTACCCTTTATCTTACTAAGACCTGTGTTGACCTTACCCTTTACCTTGTCTAGAACACTTCTACCCTTACCAAATAAACTGCTAGACTTTACTCTCTTTCTAGCTTTAGAAAGTTTCTTACCAATATTCAGAACAGATCCAAAGTTAGCCATTCTTGATTTGTGCTTCTCTAGCTTTTTGTTTTAGGTTTTCTTCTTCAATATGTAATCTAAGTAATCCAACGTAGATGTCTCTTTCCCAAGGTGTCATACTTTCTATCTCCCATAGGGAATATTTATGGAACTGCATGAGAGCGAAATTGATTTTAAAGTATGTCTCAAGATTAATATGAGACATACCTAAGCGAAAAAATCCGTTAGCCCCTCTAGCACTACAGTATTCTCTTTCTTGGTGTTTGGATTGACTACCTTAATTGTGTGTTGCAACTTAGGCATGGTCTCAAAAAACTTTTCAATCTTTGCAAACTGAGCTGATGTCAATGATTCGACCCATTCTTTTAGTTCCTTTTTGGTACACTCAGCTGCTGTAAACATCTCTTCATCATTATAAACCATATCAATACATGATGATATAATACCAAATGATTGTTCCACAGTGTCAGTGTCTTCTGTGAAGTTAGTTTCAATAAACTGATTAAGAGAAGGGTACTTCATCTTGACAGTGTATCCATCACCAATCTCAATATCTGTAGAATGTTCTTCAGATTTCACAACTTGTATATCGTTGATAGGAACATTAACTGCAACCTCAGTCTTTCCATCATCACCACATGTAACAAGTAAATCTATTGATTCACCAACAGATTTGGCACGGATGTTCAAAAATAAGTATTCAATATCAAAGGCAGGCAGTAGTTCTATCTTGATTCCTCTGGTAATGACGCAGGCTTTTATAACTTGTTTGACTGCGTTTGTTATCTCTTTCTGGTTTGCACCTTCTAAAGCAAGTATGAGTATCTTTTCTTCTTTTACCAGAAATGGTCTGTACTTTACAGTCTTTCCACTTGAAGGTAATACCAATTCATGCTCAGAGGTCGTAATCTTAGGTAAAGGCATAATATGTAATTATTCTCTATTATTTAGAGGAGTTTTTTAAGCTATATCGTTAGGAGGAGGAACAAGATCACTAGTTCCCAATGGTGATGATGATGTGTTTGAATTCTTCTGGAATGACTTTGCACCATCAAGTAATACTCTTTCTGTGAGTCCTTTTCCAGCTGCGTCTCTTCTTGGTAAAGTTTCTTCCATCACTCCCTCTTCACTCTTATTAGATATTATAACATACCTATCATAAGCAAATTCAACTGTCACTTGTAATACTGTAGAATTTTGATATGTTAGTGCAACGTCTTGTACAGCAGTGGGGAAAATATTCAAGAATTTATAACTTATAGCTTCTGGTTGGAACTTCTCTCCAGCAAAAACAGTTTTCTTTGGATCATCTATCCCATTATTTCTCAATCTAGATAAGTGACTTCCAACATTTCTTTCAAATTTGGTAATAGACATCGTTTTCTTATATTCATTAGGATATCTAAATCTGTGGAAACCGTGTCTATCTAAACTTGCGTTGAAGTGTCCCGCTCTACCATTTGTGCTGGTAGTGCCACCAGAAGAAAAGTATAGTGGGTTTATAAAATTTATCCACTCTTGAAATAATCTCAATGATGTGTAGTCTGCTGGGATATAGTAAGTTATGGCAATATCATTATACGCTCTCTGTGTTGCAAATTTCTCAGTTATACCTTGTCTACTTCCAACTTCTGATACAAGAGCCATACTAGCACCAGGCAATAAAGCCTCAGTTGCAAGTAAATCGAATCTCCTCATACTCAACACATCATCAAAAACACCACATGATGTCAAGTACTGTTCTAAAGAATTCTCTTCTCTAAATCCAGCTACTCCAGCCTGTGCGTTACTACCAACCTTAGCAAGATCCAAAGTTACTTTGTAGAAAGTAGATAAAGAAGGAGCTCCCAGTGCGGTTTGGAAATCTTCTACAAAATCAACGTCAAGACCTTGAGGAGATCTCATTGATGATGTAGTAACATCAGCTCCAAATGGTGCTATCTTTTGAAAGTGTCCTTGTACTGTTCTATTTTCAGCCATCTAAATATAGTTATGACATACCATACTATGTATATGGCTTATAAGGGAAAATTTAAACCAAGACATATAAAAAAGTATAAAGGTGATCCCACTCAGATCATTTACCGCTCTCTTTGGGAGAAAAAGTTCATGGAATATTGTGATCTTACTGAGAATATAAGTCAATGGCAGTCAGAAGAATTTTGGATTCCATATAAAAATCCCATAGACAGGAAGATGCACCGATACTTTCCAGACTTTTTTATAAAGTATGCTGATTCTAATGGTAAAAAAAGATCTGTGGTGATTGAAGTTAAACCCAAGAAACAATGTAAAGCTCCACCCAAGAACCCAAAGAAAAAAACTAGAGCATGGTATCACGATGTGCATACATGGGTTGTAAATGAGGCAAAGTGGAAAGCAGCAGAACAATACTGTGCTGATAGAAAGTATGAATTTAAGATCATGACCGAAGACGATTTAGGTATATCTCATGATCGCAGAAGATATTAAACAACAGGCCAGTAACAGAAACAGAAGTGGTGCATGGTATGTTAATGCACTGTCTAGTGCTTTATCAGAAGTACAAAATCCAGATGTAAGTACACAAGATACTGCTGGAGTAACTGTTGGGGATCTATTTTTCTTCTCATATAGTCCATCTTTTCCAGAAAGATATGAGTTTTGGGATACTCAACCACTAGCAGTTGCACTAACTTTCTATAGAGATGGGTTCTTAGGATGCAATTTACACTATGTAAATCCAAGTTATCGTGATGCAGTTGCAGTGAGCTTACTAAATAGCGGTGGCGGGGCAGCAGTTCCCAAAAATACCATACACAAATACCTGTATTCTGGCATAGGAAACTTACAAAAAGTTCCAAGATCAGAAGATTGGGGAGAGATTTCTAAACTACCAACAGAACAGTTTATAAATCCAAACGGTATGAAGTATCCCAAATATAGAGCTTTTAACTGGAAGAAATGACCGTAACATCAGTATTCCCAAATGATGCCAAGATATATGGCCAAGAGATAAGGACTGACACTCCTATCCAACAGACGGTTGATGGCGAGGTTCAGAACTATAAGGTTTTCTATAAAAAAGAACCATTGGCAGACGTTGGTGTCACTGTTATTTTACCTGTGGATGACACTGGTAAAGTTTTACCTCAGGCAGAGCCAATATACAAAGATGGAGTGTGGGATAGTAGTAAGATTACAGCAAAGGAGTTTGAGACATATGGTCGGGGAAGTAAAAGACAATCAAACGTAACTATAACCAACTTAGAAAAATTAGATACAAACCCACCAACATTTACAGGGAAAATAAACGATAATATAAAACAGAAGGTAACAGGACATGCAGAAGCAGTTGGTCATAAAAGACCAGAGTACACTAAAAAAAGTACTTATTCAACCGATCTCGAAAGACAAATTGAGAGATTACAAATAAAAGCTGAAAATTCTGGAGGAAGGTCTCAAGTTGCTCTATGGAATAAAATTAATAGATTGCAGAAGAAGTTGGATAATGAAAATAAGTTATTACTGCCAGGCGGTGCTACTGGTGCTATAGTCAGAGGATCTAGTAATTATGATACAACAGACGATGTAATGTTCGCTACGGCAGTATCGTATCCGATGGATATGTCTGATCAACAGGATCGTTTTAGTATTACATGTTATTCATATCAGGCTCCCTATGCTACATCATTTGCATCTAAGACTGTAGGATCAGCATATGGTGCTCAAAGATCTTCACCATACAGAAAGAAGATAGGTGCTGGGATCTACCTACCCATGCCTAATAATATGATAGATGGTAACTCAAGAAAGTGGGAGGAAGATAATATAAACTTACAAGCACTGGAAGCAATAAGAGCATCATCTAACTTTGGAATTGCAAACATTGTGATGTCCAAACTTGGTCTTGGTAGATTCACTGGTTTTGTAAGAAACGCAGTTAATACTTCTAGAAGTTTAAGTCAGCAATCTGGTAGACAAGAACTAATGGCGAATGAAATCAGTCAATTAGTTGGAGAAATGGGATACGATGTCAGTGCTGATACTATACTGAGTAGATCTGCTGGAGTTATTGCAAATGCCAATACAGAATTATTATTTGCTGGTGTGTCTTTAAGATCATTTGAATTTAATTGGGTGATGAGTCCTAGAGATAGAAGGGAGGCGGCACAAGTAAGAATGATAATTCGTGCTTTGAAACAATGGTCTGCTCCTAGAAAACTAAAGAAACTTGTATCTGGAAAAACTGGTACTGAGGCTGGTGGAACAGGACAGGCTGGTGGTCCTAGTTACTTCTTGGGAACTCCAAACATATTCAGATTAAGATATCTTACATCTGGTGGTAGAGATATTCTTGGTGTTAACAAGTTCAAACCATGTGCTTTAACCGATATAAACCTTAACTACACTCCAGAGGGAATGTGGATGGCATATGAAGGTGGTCAACCAATTTCTGTACAGATGTCACTCAAATTTAACGAATTAGAGCCTATATACAATACAGATTATAGTTCTGATATTGCTAAGGGAAGGGCATTTGACTCAGGTGATCCAGAATCAACTGGAGATTTGATGCCTATTAGTGTTATAAGACAAGATTCACCATATACAGCTGACGTAGGATACTAAAATGCAAGGATATTTTTCATATCTACCAAATATTAATTACGTCTCTAGATCTACCGATAGGAGTTCTAATGATGAATTTATACCTGTAAAAAATATATTCAGAAGACCTAAACTTCGTGATGATATGTTGAGTGTTGTCACCGCTTTTGATGATTTTACAATCGTGGGTGATGGAAGGCCAGAACAAGTGGCACAGAAATTATATGGAGATCCTAGATTTGATTGGGTTGTATTGATTGCAAACAATATCACAAAGGTAAGAGATCAATGGCCTCTTTCAGAGAATGACTTTAGAAAATTTATTCTTGATAAGTATAAAACTGATGATGAATTATCAAAGGTACACCACTATGAAACTAAACAATTGCTAGATGATAATGGCAGATTGGTTGTTCCAAGAGGATTGCGTGTCAACTCTAATTTCAATATAAGTTATCTGGAAAGAAATACTATAAGGCAAACAACAATTCCGTATAGTGGAGTAAATCTAAATCCAGCAGTAACAATAGACAATGCTGGGACTGCTAGAGATGCTAATGGTGATATTATTATTCACAATAATATTTTCCCTGTATCTAATTATGAATTTGAATTAGATATCAATGAAGCTAAAAGAAAAATCAAGGTTGTAAGACCAGCATACCTGAGTCGTATAGTATCAGATATGGAGGACGTAATGAAATATAAGAAGTCGTCTCAATTTGTAACCAAGAGACTTAAAAATGCAGATAACCCCAGACTAAGGGGAGGCTAAAAAAAAAGGGGTCGTAAGACCCCTTTCTTATTGTTTACTCTTCAGCGAGTTTTTGGAAGTAACTCAGAGCATCATCCTCTTCTTCTGTAGATGCAGTTGCAGCTGCAGAGAGATTAGATAATTCCTCATCAATGGTAGCACCTTTACCCTCACTCAAATCTTCTAGATCTTCATCAGCGACTCTTCGTGTAGGAGTAACTACTTGCTTAGTTCCAAGAACTGTATCTAAACGTGACTTAAGTTGTTCATATGTCTTGAACTGATCAGGAGCAGTGAACTCACTGAGGTCATAGATCTTATCGTAGATCTTTTCTAACTCAGCATCATCAGCTAAAAGTGCTTCTGTCTTACCAAACTCTGAACTATCGTAGTTCCAGAATCCAGCAACTTGTTTAATCTTCAACTTGAAGTTTGCACCTTTCCAGAAATCAAAAGGATTGATTGGTTCTTCATCTTCAAACTCAGGTTGCATAGAAGCAGTGATCTTATCAAAGATCTTCTTACCAAACTTATAAAGTTTGACTT